CTCTAACGCAACATTCTTTAATTCTGGAAAGTCCCACCTGTCTTTTATACTATCTAACAGTATCAAAGCGGGCTGGCCCCCTATTTCTTCTGGATAAAATACGCCCCATGTGGTTATCGCACTGTAATCTGACGTTTCACGCTTTGAAAAAGCCGTATCGTAGCTCTGAATGACGTATTGTAGGTTAGGAACATTCTTTTTTTCCCATTTTCTCCACCATTCTCGCTTAATTATTGCATTTTCTTCGCCTGTAGGCTGTTGTTGGTACTGCGCGTTCCATTTACTGGGCGGTATTGACGCTTTTACTGCGGTTAAATCGTCCAAACTCCAATATTCTGGCCAACAGGGCTGCCCGTTTTCAAAAATAGCAGGCAGTTCTACTATCTCCCACTGGTCTGCAATGGGATCTTTAGCCATAGAACGTAGTAACTGACCTGTTAAATCTTTTTCTGACCACCTAGTCTGCACTAAAACGATACTTCCACCAGGCTGTAGTCTCTGTCGGGGGCCCCCAGTGTACCAATCCCATGCATCTTCAAAGCCATTGTTACTCATCGCGGTCTGTTCCGAGTGCGGATCATCGATTATGACAAGATCACCACCTCGACCAGCTAAGTTTGATCCAACACCGACAGCATAATACATGCCGCCCTTGTTTGTATCCCATCTACCTGATGCTTTACTGTCAGCTGCGAGACTTACATCAGGAAAAACTGTTTTGAACTCGTCCGTTTCAAGAAGGTTCTTTACCTTTCTACCAAAATTAACAGCAAGTTCTGTCGTGTGAGTGGCTTGAATAATTTTCATACTAGGATTTCTACCCATCATCCATGCGGGAAACAAAAAAGATGCAAACTCTGATTTAGTATGTCGGGGTGCCATGTTAATTATTAGACGTTTCAACTCACCACGAGCTACTCTTTCTAACTTTTCTGATATTATTTCGTGGTGCCTGCCCTGAATAAAGCTTGGCCAAATGTTTTTTACAAAACTTAAAAACGTATTTTGGCACTCCTCATTCTTCTCTAACTGAGCTAGTCTTAGTTCAAGTTTGAGTATCCTCTCGTCCTGTATTCTACCATCCATGTAGGGGCCCCTTGCCTTAAAATTATATGCGATTTATGGGTTATTATAATATAGTTAATGGCCATATCAAATTATTTATAATTGTTAGTGAAAAACTTAGCTCTAGCTAGCGCTGCCAGAGCAATGGTCGCGCGCCGCTAAGTCATTGATTTTATTAGATTTTTCCTATTTTAGCCTCTATTTTCCAAGGATCCTTTTTTCTTATTTTTTCCACATTTTTTATTATTTTTTTTCTATTTTTCTTCACCAGCTGGGGAAGGAATCGCGCCAGCTGGGGCCGCGGATCCAGCGCCAGCGGTCCCGAATCATGGGGGCTGGGCCAGCGCCAGCGGGGACGGATTCGCGCCAGCTGGGCCAGCTGTTAACGGCCCAGTAAAACCGCCCAGATAGTGAGCGCCCACGCCCCAGCAATTGCGCCAGCTGGCCAGCTGTTAACGGCCCATACGTTTTAACTCACGCCCCAGCGGCCGCGCCGCGCAAGTTTAACTATTTAAAACGTGTATTAATAAAAGTTAGTAAGGACTAAGTTTGTTAGTAGCTGCCCAAACTATTTTAGGCTGATCTAAGTTTGTTCGACCAGGTTTTTAAATTGTTAGTAAATGCTAAGTTTATTAGTAAAAGCGCTAAGATAGGAATAGATTAAAATAAATTTTTCTGCAGCTGCTGGAGCGGCCTTAAAAACGGCAATAAAAAAGGCCCAGAAACTGGGCCGTTTTTTTTTAAATTTTACGCCGTTTTTTTAAAAACCGCTTAAACAAAATATATAAAATAAAATCCATCTAATTAGATTCCTTCCCAATATCGCCAGCGATATGATGCCGTAAAACTTGCCCATATGGCAAAGTTTTAACAAAGCGCTTTAATACTTGCGAATCTGACTCCGCGTGATCCGCGCGAGCTGTAGCGGCCCAGTGAAGCGCAACATGGCCGCCAGTAGCATAACAGCCGCCGCGCGTTTTTTCATCGCTTGCGGCCTTTTTAAACGTGCCATGATCAGTAAAACCAATAATATAACTACGATCTAAACGCGCGCATAGCGGCCGCCCAGCGCCGCAATTACGGCAATTCATTAATTTGTTGCCTTCAGCTGGACATTTAACAATTTTTACGCCGTCAATGATTCGCGTTTTTTTACCTTCCCAAAATTTAATATTTACATTGATTACGGTAGGTAAAATTTTAAACGCATTCAATGCGGCCTTAAAATTATCCGCGCTATAATTTATAACAGTACGGCCAATTTTTAATAAATGCGCATAATTTAAAAAATTAAAATGGGAATAAGTAAAACTGACTCCGCCAGCTGGGACCGCATCCAATAAAGTATTTAAATATTCTTTATCAATGCCAGCCGCGCCGCAAGCGCTCGGATTCAAATTACAAGTTTTTGGACATGTTGCAAAGTTATTGCCGCGCCCAGCTCTATATGTAACAGCGCAATATGTGGTTTTCATCGCTGTTGAATTAACAACCGTTTTTAACATTATTAAGACTCCTTTTTTTAAATGTTAAAATTGTTATCGCATATAATTATATAACTTGTAAAGCTTCACCAGCTGGACGCATAAAAAAAGGCCCAGTAAATGGGCCTTAAATTTTTTATTTATTTTGGTTTATCCTTCGCTTAGATCTAGACCAAATTTTTTAAAAGCTTGCGTCCATATTTTTTGCTCATATTCGTTTAAATGTGATTCTTCAAAGCTCATATGCCAAATATCAGCGCTTCTTAATGCGGATACAATCGCGCTGTATTGATCAGGATTTAAAGATATATTTATTTTTTTTGGATTTACTGACATTGAACGACTCCGTTTTTAATATCTCTTGTTAATTCTTTTAAATCTTCGGCGCATTCAATACATAGCGTGAAATTTTCCGCGTTAGTATAATCTAATTCATTATTATAATAACACTGTTCACAACCGTTATTGGGACCAAAAGCCAGCCTTTTAAATTTAACAACGCCGCCGCATTTTTTAATAGATTTTATAAATTTACTCATTATTAGACTCCTTATTAATTTTAATATCCCATATAGTTATATATTTATTACACCTTGTAAAGGCCAAAAAAAAGGCCCCAGTAGGGCCTTTAATTTTTCACCTTGGTTAAGGCGTTTTTATGAACTGGTGCTATGCGGCAACCGCTACGCGATTCCAGTCAGATTTTTTTAGATCTAAAACTTGACCGCCTAGACGTTGCCAAAAATCTACATCGTCAGCTTCGGCCTTATGCGCTACAGCTGTAACAGCGTTAACCATTGTAGCACGGTTTAACGGCTGGTCGTTTTCATAACCAGCTTGGCCAATAGTATCAAGTAAACCATTTAAAACCGAACTAGTTTCTTTTTTACTTAAAGATAAAACTTTACCTAAATTTTCAACAACGTCAGTTTTATCAACGTCAGCTGGTATTACATCCTGAGCGGCCATTCTAAATTTTTGCAGATTTTCGTCAAAAGATTCACGGCTGGAATAACTGCCCACAATATCGCGGAGCTGTAATTTTAAAGAATGATTATCAGCTTGTTTAGTTTCATCGGTCAAAATATTCCAGCTATCACCTTCGCGCGCGCTGGTAATATGGGCCTTCCTAGTTTGTTTTTGAGTTTGCATTCCATTATCACAAATTAGCGTCCAGCAAATTTCGTGGACGTTAATGCTACCAGCACCAGTTTCACTATTGGATATGCCAATACCGTGGGCCATAATATCGTTCACATTAGCACCAGCGCCTTTAAGCAATTCTGATTTTAATTTGATATACATTTTTTTCTCAGTAATAGCGGCCGTCACAATTTTCCAGCTCGCTTCCGATTCCATTAGCTGAGGTACGCAAGCTTCCAATAAATCAGTATTATCAAAAGTTTTAAAACGGTCAGATAAAAAAGCGCGAGCGGTGCCATAGTTTGGACTGCCAGCAATGTCATACGTTCTAATTAACCTTTTACTAGATTCTTTTTGAAAAATAGCATTCATAACATTATCAAACTCTACTGGATATTGCTGTTGAAGGCGTTTAGCCGTCCTAGTATCGAAGCCGTTCTTTTGTGCTATCTGATCGAAGCATAAATCATTAACTTTTAATATTTTGGTAGGCACGCCGCCAGCTCCCTCCATAACAATTTCACTTTTATTACCTGAATTATCATCGGACCATACTGGCGTTCTTAATTGAAGCTCGCTAGTCGGCGCGATATAATCTTGTTTAAGTGAATTAGTTTCTTGAATAGTTCTAAGTAAGTTGGATAAAGTATTATCCTGATTTTCTATATTGTGCATTATTTGACTCCTATCGTTAAAATGCGAAAAGCGGCCCATTGTGGACCGCTTCCTATTTTATATAAAAAAGCGCATATGTCAAATTGGTAATTAACGTCCAAATTTTTCCACAAAAAATTCTTTAATACAAGCTAATTCACTTTGCGTATAATCAACTGCAAATTCAGATTTTTCGTATTCATCCATTACTTTTTTTGTATAATCAAAAATATCTTCATAATCGTGAAATTTTTCCAGCTCTTTATCTTTATACCAAACTTTCAATAGATCATAAAATATTAAAAATTTATATTGCGCTTGCTTAACCTCTTGCCAAACTGCGGATTTAAGTTTTGAATTTGAATTTAATTTTTCCTCAGAAAAAACAATACCATTATTTTTATTTGCATTAGGAAAAACTGTATTAAACATATTACTTTTCATAAGCGCCCCCTATAATGGATTTAGACCATTGCCAGCGCCATATGCTCTAACAATAAAATCTTCAGTAGTTTTTATTTTGTGTAATGCGTCCATAGGATACACGGCTACATCACCAAGCTCACCTTGGGCCGCTAGATCGTCAACAAATTCTTTCATTGATTCTTTAGTTTTAAAATCGATTGCTAATCGATAAGTTTTTTTTGGTTTTGTCATATTAGACTCCTGTAGTTTATAATTGAAAAAAGCGGCCCAAACTTTGGACCGCCCCCAGTATGCGATTTTATAGAAAAAATGTCAAATTACTTTCTGCGCCTACCCTTAAATGGTTTTTGTTTTTTGTATTTTTCAAAATTACTTCCATAAAGTAAACGGCCAATAAGCTTATAAATAAAATACATTATGCTACCTTCCTATTCTCAGCTTTAGCTGTGACATTAATAACAATTACATTTTCCTGCATATCGTTATCCAAAAGTATTCTTTTATAAGTTAGTGCAATTAAATCATTAACCTGAGCTTTTTTTCTTATCCCTGATATAGATAATCGCCTATCACCTCTATTTACAGTTTTATAAAAGGAAAGCGTGCATACCGAATCATCTCT